GAAGAAGGAAGCGTAGAATATAAACTTTAATATAGAAATACAACAAACCTTTATATATAATATAAACAATGCTATAGATTAAATACTAATCTAAATAAACAATAACAATTAAAATAAATATAAAATTATGAGTGATAAAATTATAAAAGATAAAATGATTGAAACCTTGGGTAACTCCATCCTCAATCAGTTAAATCTAACTGGAGTCATTGAGGCCGCTAAGAATTACTCCTTGCAATTAGCTAACAAGCAATTGGAAGAAATGTCCGATGAGGACAAAGAGAAGTTAATTGAACACATCGAAAAAGCTGATGCGGAAATCGCAGCTAACGAAGAAAAGGCTGAAGAGGCTGAAACTGAAGTAGTTGCATAATACTTTTTGTTTAAAAGCATGGAATAAGTCATCGCATTGCTTGTGGTGGCTTATTTTTTTTTATAAATGAGTGAAGAATGTAAAGTATGCGGTAAAACTTTCAAAAACGAAAGAGGCTTGCATTTACACATTCCCAAAGCGCATAAAATTCCTCTTGCTGAATATTATGTTAATATATATGAGCGTCGGGATAAATTAACTAATGAATTATTAGAATTTAATAATAAAGAAGATTATTTTAATATCGACTTCGCTTCGCAGGATAACCTCCGTAAATGGGCTTTAAGCGCCGACAAGGAGGAAGTTAAGGATTATTTATTAAAACGCCTACAACAGCGCGTTACGAGCAAGGAATTGGCATACGCGCCCTCTCATCTGGAACTTCACCTTCATGACTTGCCTTCCATGGATATGTATAAATATTTTTTTGGATCTTATTCGCAAGCATGCAATAATATAAAAATTAAACCATTATTAGACAAGGATATAATGAAAGGTTTTTTTGATAAAAATAAAGAACTGGATAACGTTAAAATTTTAATAGATACTCGGGAGCAGCAACCGCTAAAGTTCGAAAATTCTATGTCAATGAAACTAGACTTCGGGGATTACGCAGTAGGAGCGCCACATTACGATTATACATATGTTGACAGAAAAAGTGAGTCTGACTTTAAAGGAACAATGACTACCGGCTTCAAGAGGTTTACTCGTGAGCTTGAAAGGGCGCAAGAATTCGACGCATATATATTTATTGTTGTAGAAAGCTCTATAGAAGCAATTATTAAAAATAACATGTATGGGCCTAGACAATCAAACCTTAAATACATATGGCATAACATGAGATTACTTATGCATAAATTTGCTAAAAAGTGTCAGTTCGTTTTTACCGGAGGCAGAGCTCAGTCAGAAGAAATAATACCAAAACTTTTAGTATATGGTAAAAAAATGTGGGAAACAGATTTACAATACTTTATAGATAAGCGATGACATGGGAACAAGGAAAGCTTGCGGCAAGCAAGAAAAAAAAGGTCAACAAAAACGAAGAAATGTTGAAAATCAAAGGGTACTTAGACGAGCCTGACGCTAAGTTGTTGCTACATGACTTTCTTAAAGAAAACCTAACTTTTACAACAAACCTTATAGGTGGAGTAGATCTTTTTCCCTTTCAGCATCTTGCAATCAAATCTATGCTTGAGACTGACTATTTTTTAGGTATATGGTCTCGCGGTATGTCAAAGTCTTTTAGTACTGCTATATATGCTTTTCTTGATGCTATATTTAACCAAGGAGTTCAGATAGGTATTCTAGCTGCAACATTCAGGCAATCAAAGATGATCTTTGAAAAAATAGAAGATATCGCAAACAAACCTGAAGCAGCATTTCTTTCTCAGTGCATTACCAAAAAATCTAAGAAAAACGATCAGTGGACCTTGGAGATTGGAGAGTCAAAAATTATTGCTTTACCACTAGGCGACGGTTCAAAGCTTCGTGGTTTTAGGTTTCATAGGATTATTATTGATGAGTTTCTTTTGATGCCCGAGCACATCTATAATGAGGTTATATTGCCATTCTTGAGTGTTGTTCAGAATCCCACCGAAAGAGAGAAGGTTCGTAAGCTTGAAGACCAGATGATCGCAAAAGGAAAGATGAAAGAATCTGAGAGATATGTCTGGCCGAACAATAAATTAATAGCTTTATCTTCTGCTAGTTATAAATTTGAATATTTATACAAGGTATATGAAACATTTGAAAATTTGATTCTTGATGGAGCGCATCCCGGATCTATAGATACAGCTAAAAGAGTTATCATGCATTTTAGTTATGATGTTGCGCCTGAAGCTTTGTACGATCAAAATTTGATTAACCAATCTAAGCAGACAATGAGTCAGTCTCAGTTTGACCGAGAGTTCAACGCTATATTCACGGATGATAGTTCTGGGTTCTTTAAAACTTCAACTATGGCTGCATGTACTGTAACGGATGGCGAAACTCCATGCCTAGAAATAGCCGGAGATCGAGACTCTAAATATTTGTTAGCCTTCGACCCTAGTTGGGCAGAAAGTGAAAGTTCAGACGATTTTGCAATGCATGTGATCAAGTTGAACGACAACACTAGAACTGGAACCTTGGTTCATAGTTATGCTGTTCCTGGTTTAAAAATGAATGATCACATTAATTATTTTCATTATTTATTAACTCATTTTAATATTGTTGCTATTGTTGGTGACTATGGTGGAGGTGTACAATTTTTACAAGGAGCTAATGCTAGTGAGCAGTTTAATAAGGCTAACATTAATATCAAGGAGATTGTAGCAGATTTAGATAATACCGAACATTATCAAGAGGCTTTGCGTGATGCAAAAATGCAATACAATTTAAAAGATAAAAAAATATGCATCCTGAGGAAAGCTACATCCGATTGGATAAGAAAGTCAAATGAACTTTTACAGGCCAGCTTTGACCACAAAAGACTGTGGTTTGGATCTAGACCTTTAGACGACAATTACCATAAGCAATTAAAGAAAAATGTACCTGTTGATGATTTAATATTTTTACCAAACCAAAAAGAATTCCTCAAGAGCAGTGGCGGAGCAAAAATGATTGATTTTCTGGATCATCAATATGACATGGTAAACTATACAAAGAATCAATGCGCATTAATACAGGTAACTTCTACGCCGCAAGGTACTCAGACTTTTGGATTGCCGTCAAATCTAAGAAGGCAAACAGGTCCAAGTAAAACTCGAAAGGATTCTTATTCGGCTTTAGTTCTAGGCAATTGGATGGTGAAGACTTATTACGATATGATGAATGCCCAGGAAAATCCCGTCGAATCAACTTTTATACCTATAATGGTTTAAAGTAAAGTTAAAGTCGACTTTTAACTTTAAATTGGACTTTGAGTTCGTTTGGTGTACTATCTAATATGCCAAGAAAATATAATAAGAAATCCGAATATTGGAATAAGTTTGAATCTAGCGCTAAAAGTGACGACGCTAACGATTTAAATTCTTTGTTAAATAAAGCCGAGTCTACAGAAGAAATCAAGCCAGCAACCGCAGGGGAATCATATTATGCACAAGCAAGCTACTCCAGAAACGTTGGCCAAGTAGAAGGCACAGAGGGAACCAGGTTCAGGTCAAACAGAGCTTCTAAGCCACCAAAGAAAAACAAGTACGCTAACATACATGACAGCGGACTACCTTATTCTTATAAAGATTCTTATGTGACGCCAAGGATATCCATAGAGCTTTGTCAAAAAGCATATGCAAATGTACCTATCTTTAGAAACGCTATTGATGTTATGGCTGAATTTTCTAATTCCGATATATATCTAGACGGAGGATCCGAAAAGGCAAAAGTATTCATAGAGAAGTGGATGCAAAAAATAAAAATTTGGAAATTAAAGGATCAATATTTTAGAGAGTATTATAGATCAGGCAATGTATTTATGTACAAGCTTGATGGAAAGTTTTCAACTGAAGACTTAATTAAACTTAATCAGGTATATGGTTCAGAGGGAAAAAATATTGGATCGAAGAGAATACCTGTTGGGTATGTATTTCTTAACCCTTATGACTTTGTGGCGGACAGAGCATTGACTTTTAGCTCTAAGAATGGGATATACAAAAAAATTCTAAGCGAATACGATATCGAGAAGTTAAAGTTCCCTCAATCCGACTACGACAAGGAGATGTTTGAAGCTTTACCCGATAAGGCAAAAAAGAAGATCAGCGAGAATCAATTCATGAGCGATGGTATTATGGTTGATTTAGATCCTAATAAATTAATATTTTCATTTTATAAAAAACAAGATTATGAACCTTTTGCTATTCCTTTTGGTTTTCCTGTATTAGATGATATAAACTGGAAGATGGAGTTAAAGAAAATCGATCAAGCTATAACTCGTACCATTGAAAATGTTATATTGTTGGTGACGATGGGTAATACTCCTGATAAAGGCGGAGTTAATCCAAACAATTTAAAAGCAATGCAAGCGTTGTTCCAGAACGAGAGTATCGGAAGGGCTTTAATTGCAGATTATACTACCAAGGCTGAATTTGTTATTCCTGACTTAAATAAAGTTCTTGGGCCGACTAAGTACCAAATCGTAAACGAGGATATCAAGGAAGGTTTGCAGAATATAATTGTAGGCAAGGAGAACTACTCGAGTACGCAGGTTAAGGCGCAGATTTTTCTGGAAAGACTAAAAGAGGCTCGCAATGCATTTCTTAATGATGTTATGCAGCCGCAAATTAAACAGGTCTGCCAGGCAATGGGGTTCAAGAATTTTCCAACAGCTAAATTTGTAGAAATAGACATTAAAGACGAAGTTCAATTGCAAAGAGTTACTTCTAGACTTATTGAGATGGGCATCATAACTCCAGAGCAAGGAATGACTGCCTTAAAGCAAGGCATATACCCAGACCCTCAAGATCTTCGCGCAGCACAAGAAAGATTT